GCCGTATCATTTCCATCTTATCCACTCTTACCACCAGCTAACACTCTTAACTCTTCGATAGTAAGTCCAGAAAAAGGATTGGTATTTAAGTGTCCTGACAGCTGCATTTTCTCAATATATTCACCATCCATTTTATTCAAAATATCCAAAGCCTTTAACCTGTCTTGTATTTTCTCTTTTCCATTTTTAATGACTTCCGTCAAAAATTCTCTTCTTTCAACAGCTGTCATTATTCTACTCGTTTTTGCTTTTTCTTGTAATTCTTTTATGTATTCCTGTACTGCCGTATTTTGCCGTATTTTACTAACATTTTTATTTGTATATTTTTCACTATACCCAGCCTTTATTGCGGATTCAGTAGCATTTCCACTAGCTACATAATATTCACAAAAAGCCTTCTGCCTTGCATTTAATTTCAATGCTACCGCCTCCTTCTATAACAAAAAAAAGACAGCTTTTAAACTGTCTTAATTCCTAATATAGCTAATCAAATTCATCGGTCATTGACATTGATTGTCAATTTCCAAAAATCTCAATATAACATATTATACCATAAAAAAAGGTATAGTCAAGGTACTAAAAAGGTAGTCAAAAGGTAATTTTAGTCAAGTAAAACTTCCGGAAAGAGTAAATACTGTATTCCTTCAACCAATCTCGTTCTATTTTTTCCTATAGTCTTCTCAGTTACTCCTATTTCTTCCGATATTTCCTCTATAGTAAAATTTTTAAAATATCTCAATTCGATAATTTTAAAATATTTATCTCTTTCAAAATATTTCAAAGCATCTTCCACCCTAAAAATTCTTTTTTCCAGTTTTCTGTTTTCTCCCTCCAAATACTCGATTCGACTTAATTCCTTTTCGGGAATCCCTTCAATTTTAATAATCCCTCCTTTTATATTTTCAGAAAAAACAGGTTTTGATTTTATTGCTCTCAACCCTTTTTCTTTTATTTGTGTTATTTCATCCTCATTTCTTTTTAAATTAATTTTATAAAGTGGATAAGACCTAAGCATTGCCTCTGTCTCCGTGTATTTATCCCCTGGTTTTCTTTTTTCCATCTTTTCAAATATTTTATCCGCAATTTTTTCTATATCTTTTTCGTTCATATATTTTTTTATTCCCCCTTAAATTTTTTCTCAAAAATGATTTTCTGCGACTGAACTTATTTCAAGAATGAAAGTCCACAAAGCACTATAAAGCCGATTAATAAAACTTTAAATATATTTTTTATTGCTCGTTTCCTTGCAAACCTTCTTTGATTCGTTATAGTTCTGAAATCTACAAACATTTGGCGTTCAATCTCCTCATACCATCTTTTCAGCTCAGTCAGTTCAAGATGTATAAGCAAAATTACAAAAAAAAGCGTTGTAACTATCAAATATATCTTTATCATAAATCCTCCCTTCTCTCTAATTCTCTAGTACATTTTAATAAACATTCTATTAAACATCTCTTTTTTTGATTTCTCAAATAGCATTAACAAAGTTTTATCTGAAAAATTTTTATAATTAAAATTAAATCCATACACTTCTATTCTTTTATGCACATTCAATCTCTGCCTCATATCAACTTCCCATTTTAGCCATTTTTCTAATTCTTTTTTACTCTTCTTTCTAACTATTACACCATTTCCATTTTCACTGTAAATAATCACTTGTTTCAATCTTATCTTCTCCTTCAATAATTTCTTTTAACTTCGGTTCTTCAAACAGTTCACTTTTAGCAATCTTACCTTTTTTAGCTCCTTTCGTGTAATAAACAGGTTGTCCATTCTTATCTAATTTCGTCATATTAGAACGATGAACTTCTTTAAATGCTGTAAGAAATATCCCATTGAAATTATTCTTCTCAATTTTGTCGCATATCTCTGCCAATTCTGAATCCGCTGAATCAAAATATAGTATTCTCGCAACAAGATCGACATTTCCTTTACATCGCTCCAATAATGTTCCTATATACACATAAGCCATATCCGCAACTGCATCCAGTTTTCCTACTGTATCATTTTCTATTTCGGCTTTCATGTACTCAGTTTTCTCTTCCATAAGCAGTAAATCTCTTAAATGCTCTCTCTCTTCCGTCATATCCTTATTTAAAAATTCTTCCTGCTTGAAAGCCAAATAAAATTCCTTGACCATTTTAGTCATCATTTCCCACTGTTCCATCTATTTCTCCTCTTCTTTTTTATATTTTTCAATTCTTGCCTTCAGACTTTGTAAAAGTTCTTCCTGAACATCTCCTTTGCTCTGCAAGGCTTTCATTACATCCTCGTCCCTTGTGTCCTGTGTTACAAGGTGGTGGATTATAACCTTTTCTTTCTGCCCCTGCCTGTGAAGCCTTTTATTCGCCTGCTGGTAAAGTTCAAGGCTCCAGTTAAGCCCAAACCATATCACATGGTTTCCGCCGTCCTGAAGGTTTAAGCCGTATGCCGCACTTGCCGGATGTGCCAGAAGTATGTCGATTTTCCCACTGTTCCAGTCTTTTTCATCCTCAGGGGTTTTAAGCTGTCTTACTCTTAATTTTGATTTCGCCAATGTCTTTTTTATTCTTTCCAAATCATGCTGAAAGCTGTAAAATACTAAAGCAGGTTTTCCGTTAAGCTCTTCTATAAGTTCCATAAAACGTTCAATCTTGCAGTCGTGAATCTTATGAACCTTACGTTCTTCACCGTAAATGACTCCATTTGAAAGCTGTAATAATTTTCCAGTTAATGCCGCCGCACTTGCAACTGATATTTCTTCGGACTCGTTCAGTTCTAAAATCATCTGCTTCTCAAGTTCCTCGTACTGCTTTCTTGACTTGCTGTCAAGTTCAACCGGAATTGTATTGTAGGTTATGTCTGGAAGTTCCAAATAATCTTCCGCCTTCATTGAAACACATATATCGCTTATCTTGTTCATAATTGACTTTTCTGATCCTTCCTTCAGCTCATATTCCCCAAAAGGGTTCCCGCTATATTTTGAATAGTCGAAATATCTCTCACGAAAAGCCGTTATATTCTTTCCAAGCCTTTCTCCTTTGTCCAGTAGGTATATTTGTGCCCAAATATCTTTTAATCCATTTGGTGCTGGCGTTCCTGTAAGCCCCACTACCCTTTCTATTTTCCCAAGTACAAGTTTCAATGCTTTAAATCTTTTGCTTGCATGGTTTTTAAAACTTGAAAATTCATCAATCACAACCATATCAAACGGCCAGTCATTTTTATAATACTCGACAAGCCACTGGACGTTTTCACGGTTTATCACATAGATGTCCGCAGGTGTATTCAATGCTACTATCCTTTTCTTCTCTGAACCAAGCACTTTTGAAAATTTTAAGTACTTCAGATGGTCCCATTTTTTCGCTTCATTAAGCCACGTACTTTCGGCAACCTTCTTCGGTGCTATTATCAGAACTCTGTTAACTTCAAATCTGTTAAATTTAAGTTCCTCAATTGCCGTAAGCGTTATGATTGTCTTCCCCAGTCCCATATCAAGTAACAGTCCAACATTTGGTGTCTCAATAACTTTCTCAATGCAGTATTTCTGATAATTGTGTGCCTTGAACTCCATTTACTCCTCCTTCCAATTAAACAGTTCGTCTTCCAATATATTATCTATCATTTCTCTGGAATCCACCACATAAACTTTTTGCCCTAATTTCGTTATTTTTGTAATCTGATTTACTTGCAAGGCTCTCGGCTTTTTTCCTGGGGATTTCAATTCAACAAAGAATATTTTTCCATTTGGGAGTAGACAAATCCTGTCTGGCACTCCTGAGTTTCCAGGACTCGTAAATTTATATGCGACTCCCTTTTTATTTTTTATTTTCTTAACTAGATAATTTTCAATTTCTTTTTCTGACATCTCTACCTCCAAATTTTTATAAGGCTACAAACTTTTCGCACGCGCGTATAGAGACTATTAAATAAAGGATTTATATACTCCATATACGCGTATTTACACCCTTTAATCTCTTTAATTCCTTTATTTTATACTCTATATAGAAAAGATTGTAGTTTTTGTTGCCAATCATATTGTAAGTACGATTAATAAAGGGTTTATGTGGCAACAATCTTGGCAACAATCTCGGCAACAAGCAACAAAGTTCATTTTTTTAATTATTTTTGCGGCAACAAAAGTTTGTTGCCATTTTTAAGTTTGTTTCCCATTTTGTTGCCCACTTTGTTGCCGTTTTCATTCTTTAAATCCTTTAATTTTAAAAAGTTCTAAAAAGTTTGTAGACTTTGTTGCCCGTTCTATATTTTTATCTTTTTAAACCCTCTTTGCTTCCCATAACTTCCATATTTTAAAGGGTGCTTTATTCGTTCCCACCCTTTCATATTTTCCATTATTCCGTTAATCTCCATGCTGTCCGAATTTTTTATATACCCCTTCTTCATTCCAAAGCATTCAACTAATATCTCAACAGCACATACCGTATCGCGAGGAACCAGTTTTATTCCTGATTTATCCGCCCCCGAATGAAAAAGCATTCTTCTCTCTTCATCCCATAGACGCCAGTCTTCTGGCACTTCCTTTTCCAAAAATTCAAGAATAATTCCCTCTTTAACATTTACTACCTTATGCTCTTCCTGCTTCTGTTCCGCTATCTTTAATGCTTCTCCAGTTAAAAATAAATCTGTTCCGATAATATAATTCATATAGGCTTCCGCCCATATCTGATCAACTTCATTGTCAAGGTTTTCCCAAATGCTCTTCTTAGGCTTCACAATCCCAACTTCAACCGGCCAGAACCTCCTGTTTCCTGTCCTGTCCCTTAGAAACTCCGAATCATTTGAAGTTCCAAAGAACACACATCGCCTAGGATATTTCTCTGTAACCCTTCCGTATGCCTTACGGTATATGTCGTCCTGCTTGCTTAAAAACTGCTTTATCAAATTTGTTTCACTTCGGTTAAATCCTGTGAGTTCTCCAAGTTCATTAATCCATGTTCCCTGAATCATTTCAGCAGCTTCCTTGCCCTCAAAAGTCTGAAGGCTGTCGGAATACCAGTTTTTTCCAAGTTTTGCTAAGAATGTACTTTTACCAATTCCCTGCTTTCCAGTAAATATAGGCATGTAATCATACTTGACTCCGCCTTCAACGGCTCTCGCAACTGCAGCCGCCAAAGATACCTTCATTACTTTCCTTGTATAAATGCTGTCCTCCGCACCGAGATAGTCTCTCAGAAGCATTTCTACTCTAGGCTTTCCATCCCACTTAACGCTCTCCAGGTAATCCCTTACACTGTTGTATCGTCTTTTGTGGGAAACAAGCAGAAGTGCATCGTTAACTTTATTTTCTCCAGTAAGACCATACCTGTTTTCAAGATAGTTTCTTAAACCGCTGTCATCCACTTCCTCATACTGCCTTATTTCATTTCTATTGTCCCATGGCGTAGTTCCCATAACCATTGCCCTGTTTGCAAATTCATCTATTGCAAACCTTCCTTTTAAATTTATATCGTTTTCCAGTACAATTTCTATATTTTTTATAGTCTTTAAATACTTTCCATTCTCATTTTCAGCCAGCAGGTTCATCCACTCAACATCTGTATCCTTGTCATCAATTGTCGTAAAATCCTGTGCTGCCTTTTCGTATCTTTCTTTATTCAATATTGCTGACACTTCTTTTATTTCTCTTGCAAGTCTTGACATTTCAGTAAATGAAGGCAGTTTGCTCGTAGGTGTTCCTTCCTTTGAATCTGCGTCCATATCAGAGAATTTATGAAGCCTTACCATATCGAAAGCGTTACACAGTTTCCCACTACAAGGATCTGTTGCGTGGTGCGAATAGACAAAAACATCATCGTAAATTATTGCTCCACCAAATGTGCTTCCTTGAGTGTATGTCATTCTTTTTCCGCCACCAGAAATTTCGTACTCTTCCGGAATAAATTTCTCCACTGCTTCAGCTATGGTAAAGGTTTTACAGAAGGCTCCAATCAGTCCGCTTTTCTCTAATGGGTTTTCCTGTTTTTTAAGAAGCCTTTCTGTAACTTTTTCAGCTCCAGGAACTTGTGGCCACTCACTCATATTTTTCCAGTCATCGTATAGATTAAGTGTACCGTCAACCGATACAGGTGGGTTTTCAAGGTTAAAACTATAATAAATTTTATAGTTTACATCCTGCGAACAGCTTGGCCAGA